GATAGTTATAACGATTACCCAGAGGCAGCAAAAGCAAATGCAAGAAGGGCATTAAATATTAAAAAAGAAAACGATCGCGGTTGCGGAACTTTAGTAGGTTGGACAAGGGCTAACCAAATAGCTAAGGGCGAAAACATATCCAGAGAAACGATTGCAAGAATGTCAAGTTTTGAAAGGCATAGAGAGAATAGCAAAGGTGATCCTAAGAATGATTGCGGTGCTTTAATGTGGTTAGCTTGGGGTGGGGATGAAGGCGTAGCTTGGGCGCAGAGAAAACTTGCGGAAATAGATAAGCAAAAATATCCAAAATAAAAAACCACACTAAAATATATCTAAAGCATTTTGGTTACGGAGGAGAAGATTTTATGCCGTGCGAAGTATGTGGATCAAGGGCAGTAGATATTCACCATATACATAGAAGGGGAATGGGAGGAAATTCAGATGCAGATAAGATTGAAAATTTGATGGCGGTTTGTAGAAATTGCCATATTGAATACGGGGACAAAAAGCATTATATTGAATTTTTAATTGAAGAACATAAAAAAAAATTAGATGGCAAAAGTTAAAAGTGATTCAAGAAAGGTTAACTTTGGTAAAAGGAAATGCGGACACGCTAAGAAATCCTATAATAAACATAGCCCAAAACCAAAAATGTATAGAGGTCAGGGCAGGTAAATAAAAACCTATGATAAAAAAAGTGAAAATTACGGAAGTAATATCTAACCCTAATAACCCGCGTTTAATTAAAGATGACAAGTTTAAAAAATTAGTAAAGTCAATACAGGACTTTCCAGATATGCTCAATGTCCGACCTATTGTAGTTAATCAAGATATGGTTGTACTTGGTGGCAATATGCGTTTAAAGGCAATAAAGGAAGCTGGGATAAAAGAAATTAATATTGAAATAGTTGATTGGTCAGAGGATAAGCAAAAAGAGTTTATAATAAAAGATAACGCAAGTTTTGGCGAATGGGATTGGTCAGATTTGGCTAATAATTGGGATTCTGAAGAACTTACAGATTGGGGAGTTGATATTATTGGGTTTAGTAATGTACAAGATTTGGGTGAAGATTTTAGTTTACCAAACGGGGATAAATCACCATTTCAACAAATGACTTTCACATTAGCAGATGAGCAGGCAGAGCAAATAAAAAACGCTATTGAGGAAATAAAAAGCACAGAGGAATATAAATATGCTGAAACAATGGGCAATGAAAATTCAAATGGAAACGCTTTATATTTAATAGTAATGCAATGGGCAGAGCAAAAGAAATCTTAGTAAAAGTTATACCGAGCAAGATTGCTAATGAATTTATTAAACTGAATCATTATTCAGGCAAAGTAGTGCCTAATAGTAAGTTACATTTTGGTTGCTTTTTAGATGAAAAATTACACGGAGTTCTTAGCTATGGATCAAGTTTAGATAAAAGCAAGACTATTGGCTTAGTTGAAAATACAAATTGGCACGATTATTTAGAATTGAATAGAATGGCATTTGATGAATATTTGCCAAAGTATAGTGAAAGCAGATGTATTGCAATTAGCATAAAACTGATTAAAAGAAATGCATCTAATATAAAGTGGATTTTATCTTATTCAGATGGTTGTGATTGTGGTGATGGAACAATATACAGAGCAAGCGGGTTTAATTTGACTTTAATAAAAGAAAATAGTGATCTATTCCTATTGCCTAATGGCAAAAAGATACACTCAATGACAATAAAGTCAAGTAAAACTATTATGAATAAGTATGGGAATTGGAAAAAATACTTAGATACAGAGCATATAGGGTGGCAAAAAATTAAAGGCTTTCAACTTAGATATATATATTTAATTGACAAAACTTGTAAAATATCAGTTCCTATAATCCCATTTTCTAAGATTGATGAACTTGGTGCGGGGATGTATAAAGGAAATAAAGTAACTTTGGCTGAAAGGCAACAAGCGGTAGAAGCATAAAAGTAATGCGTTAGTCTTCCAGACTAAAGAAGGGGTGCAATACCACCCTACCGCTCAAAATAACAAAGAAGGAAATAAGAGAATATGGCAAACGAACAGAATTTAATACCGGTTCAGAAAGGTGAAATAAGAAACCCAAACGGGCGACCGCGTAAATATGTAACCTTACTTAAAGAGCAAGGCTATAAGCTAAGTGAAATAAACGACACGATACAAGTAATGATGTCAATGAATACAACAGAATTAAAAGAAGTTTACGATAACCCAAAAGCCACGATACTTGAAAAGACGATTGCAGGCGCTATGAATAAAAGTTTAATTAAAGGCAGCCTTTATAGTTTAGATACTTTGCTGACCAGAGTTTATGGAAAGCCTAAAGAACAATATGATATTCAACAAGATACAAAGATTGAAGTTGTATTTGTTGAAGGCAAAACTATTTTATAGTGCGCATAGAATTACCAAACCCCCATATTAATCAAAAAAAGATATTAGAATGCGATAGGCGTTTTATTGTCGTAATGTGCGGAAGGCGTTTCGGTAAATCAGAACTATCCCAGATACTATCAATCAGCGAAGCAATTAAGGGCGGACAAGTTGCATACATAACACCAACTTATAAATTGGCAAAGGCATTTTTTGAAAGGCTAACGGCTGCTATCCCATTTAAAAACAATATCAGCAATCTTAAAATCTATTGCCCTAACAACGGATCAATAGAATTTTTTACAGGGGAACGTTTAGATAATTTAAGAGGGCGTAAGTTTCATTTAGTAATTATAGACGAGGCGGCATTTATTCCTGACTTAGAATCAGGATGGCAAAATAGCATACGCCCAACTTTAACCGATTATGAAGGCAAGGCGGTTTTCTTATCCACGCCCAGAGGTAAGAATTTCTTTTATTCAATGTTTATGAAACAGGGCGAAAATGATTGGCGCAGTTTTAAATTTAGTACCTACGACAACCCATATATTAATACAAGGGAAATAGACGAGGCAAGATTGCAGTTGCCGGAAGTAGTATTTGAACAGGAATACCTTGCAAACCCCGCCGAGAATAGCGCCAACCCTTTTGGTAATGCTTTTATCCAAAGATGTATTAAACCAATATCAGCGCAGCAAATTGTAGCTTATGGGATTGACCTTGCTAAGTCAGTTGACTTCACCGTTATCGTAGGGCTTGACAATGGGGGTAACGTGGCTTATTTTGACCGCTTCCAGATGGATTGGCATAATACTAAGGCAAACATTAAAAGGCTTCCTATTGCGCCTATATTAGCAGATAGCACGGGTGTAGGTGATCCTATCCTTGAGGACTTGATAAGGGAAGGGGTAAATATTGAGGGATTGAAGTTTACAAGTCAATCAAAGCAACAATTAATGGAAGGCTTAGCGCAGGCGATCCAACAGGGCAAGATAGGTTACCCAGAGGGGGTAATTGTAGACGAATTAGATGTATTTGAATATCAGTTTACGGCTAATGGGGTACGCTATTCAGCGCCTTCTGGCTTCCACGATGACTGCGTTATGGCTTTGGCTTTAGCGTGGCAGAACTTTAACCTTAAAAGGGGATCAGGGCGGTACGCCTTTGCTTAATTGCATAACTCTTTGATTTTCAAACAGATATAGATTTTAACATAATTTTAAGAAAAAAGATGCCCTATATGTATATAATATGTATAAAAGGTGTATATTTGTATAACAAAACAAAAAAACAATTTTATGAAAACAACAACAGAACGAGTAAAAACAATTAGATGCGAATTAAAGAATGCATTGCCTGCTTACAAATTTTCAGTAACTAAAAGACATTACAACGGAGTTAGTATTGTGATTCTATCAGGACCGGCAAAATTAACTGAAGAAAATTACGAGCAAGTAAATACTTGGTACATTCACGAACAACCTGAAGGAGTTAAAAAAAATGTATTAAATGTTATTAATACAATAGCAAGCGAAGGAGTTACATACAGAGAAACAGGCGACTACGGAACGCAGCCTGACTTTTATGTAAATATTAAGATCGGAGAATTTAATAAACCATATATTCATAACTAAAACCCCCCGCAGGGGTGCGCCTGCTTAACGCACTTTTATTATGAACAGATTAAAAACCTTACAGGAAAAAAGAAACGAGCAATACAAAGCAGAAAGCCTAAGCGGAAAATGGTTCTGGTATATAATGGGCAGCGCTTTATTGTTAACGGCTTTTATTGAAAACCTTTAATATGAATCACGCAAGTTTATTTAGCGGGATTGGCGGTTTTGACCTTGCCGCAGAATGGGTAGGTTGGAATAACGTATTTCATTGCGAATGGAATCCATTTGGACAAAAAATATTAAAGCATCATTTTCCAAAATCAATATCATATAATGACATTACTAAAACAGACTTCACTATTCACAGAGGAGAGATTGACATTCTCACAGGTGGATTTCCTTGCCAACCCTACTCAACCGCAGGACTTAGAAAAGGGAAAGCCGATGAAAGACATCTCTTTCCTGAAATGCTTAGAGCAATCAAAGAGATTAAACCCAAATGGGTTATTGGCGAGAACGTTCGTGGACTTGTTAATTGGGGGGGGGAATGGTATTCGACGAGGTGTGCAATGATTTGGAAAGCGAAGGCTATGAGGTACAACCGTTTCTTATTCCTGCTGCAAGTGTCAACGCGCCGCATCAAAGACAAAGAATTTGGTTTATTGCTTACTCCAACTTCAACGGAACATATACAAGACTTGGACAAGTTCAAAGAAAGAATGGAGAAATATCCCAATGGAACAACTATGCCGAATTTAGCGACACAAATTCATTCAATGATGCTTCCAACACCATTAGCATCGGAAGGCGGGAAAATGTCAGGATCACCAACGGAGAATCAAATGAGTTTAACAAAGATGGCGAGGCAAGGAATGTTACCAACTCCGAATCAAAGAGATATAAAAGGTTGCACGAAGACGGGGAAAAGAATAACTTCAACGGGGAAAATACAAAACTATGGGGAAGTGTTACCGGACACAATAAAAAGGATAACTTCATCAACTTCCCAACTCAATCCCCTATTTGTGGGGGAAATGATGGGATTCCCAGAGAATTGGACGGCATTACCTTTCCTAAATGGCGTAACGAATCAATCAAAGGATTTGGAAATGCCATAGTGCCACAGGTAGCTTTTGAAATATTTAAAACAATCATTACATTTGAAGAACAATTAAAAAACCAATAACTATGCCTTATTCAACTTGCTGCGGCGCACATACTAATTTTGAGGAGATCGGAATTTGTCCTGAATGCTTAGATCATTGCGATTGGGAAGACGAGGATGAGGAGGACGTTGAGGCTGATAAGGAAGCCGACAACCAAATTGCTCAAACTAAAATAGATAAATATGAAAAGTAATTATGAGTTAAAGCAATCCCTTCTGGATAAATTAGAGATAGAAGGGCTTATTGAAAAAATACAAAGATTAGAAAAAACTATTGCTGAAAATGAGTTTGAATTAGCAAATATTCGTAAATTAGTAACCAAGCATTCAAACGATACAGAACTTGGAATGCTATTTAGAATAAAATACAGACTATGAACTATTGGCTAATACAGGCTATTGTTAATCAAATCAAAAGTAAAAAAAAATGATTACTAACTTTGAGGAAATAACAAAAGAGATGACAGAGGACGAAAAGAAACTTGTGCCTTTGATTATCAAGGGGTTAAGCACTAAGACTAAAGTAAATCCTATTAAGGCTGCGGATATTGTAAACGCAATAAACGAAAACAAAAATAGGTATGGCATCAAGTTATTTAGCGAACCCAGATTAAGAAAAATAATTAACTTCATTCGTTCAGAGGGCATCCTGCCTGTAATGGGTACTTCAAACGGGTACTATATTACAAAGGATCGGGCGGAATTAGAAAGCCAGATTGAAAGCCTTACACAAAGAGCAGAGGCAATAATGACAAGCGCAAACGGACTAAAAAAATTTTTATGAAAGAATTAATTGTACTTCGGGATTGGGTGGATCAGCAATGCAAAACAGGGCAACCTTTTAATTGTGCTGACGTACTAAATAAGATTGATGAAATATTAGAAAAGGACACAGATATTGATGAAATATATTTAACTTCGTGCTATGAAATGGAATGAATTAACCCTTTGGCAGTATCAACAATTAATGCCAACCATAACTAATCCAGATAAGGATTGGACTGAATTAGATGCAGAAGTGCATAGGCTTTGTATTGTAACAGGGCTAACAGAACACCAAATAGATAGCCTTTCAATAAGCGCATTAAAGGAATTGCGTAAAGAGTTAGAGTTTTTAAACGAATCTATTGAAGGCAAGCCCGTTGATTATATCCATATAAATAAAAAGCGTTACAGAATAAATTACAATATTAAGAATATGCCTGCGGCAAGGTATATAGAAAGCAAGGTATTTAGCAAAGATACTTTAGTAAACTTGCATAAGATAGCTGCTTCAATGGTTATCCCCCAGAGGCGTAATTGGTTCGGGAAATGGGTTGACGATAAATATGATGCAAGTAAGCACGAAGAATATTCAGCAGATATGCAAGAGGCTAAGTTTGTGGACGTATATCATTCGTTGGTTTTTTTTTATCAAGTTTACAAAAATTGGATAGAAGTTTCTCAGGACTTTATGATAGCGGAGATGACGAAGGCGGGGATGACACAGAGCCAAGCAGAGGTAATGGTCAATCTTTTATCAATATCTACGGATGGCATTATACCTGTTACCTTGTTGCCGCCCAAGAAAATATCGGCATTAAAGAAGTCTTTGAAATGAATACAATAGAGTTCCTGAATGCTATGGCGTATATGAAAGCTAAAAATTCATACGACCGAGAGCAGTCCAAAAGATTATAGTTTAGTTGTGTTTTTTTGTGAATCCCCGTTAATAGCGGGGGTTTTTTTTGTGTGGTATTCTAATCCCTTTTAGCTATTTAAGGATATGAGTGAAGCAAAAGCACAGGCGAAAGCATTAACAGATGGCTTTCTACAATCTATTGGGGAATCTTATAATATGATTGATCCAACAGAATATCCTGTTGCCGAACAAATGCTTATTTATTACGGAAAACAATTTAATGAAGCAGTAAGAAAAAACCTTGACAAATCAGGATCAATAGCTTCTGGTAAAATAGGGGAGTTAGTTGTTCCAAAGGTTACTAAGTTTGGCAATGACTATGAAATGTATTTAGGATATGATAAAGACAATCCTGCTTCAGTTTATTATAGGTTTATAAATAAAGGGGTACGAGGTGCAGGCGGCGTAAATGCAAAACCTAAAAGGGTTAAGTCTGATTCACCATACCAATACAAGACGCCATTCCCTAATAAGAAAATGGCAACTTCAATACTTCAATGGTATAGATTAGGAAAGGCAAAGGCTTCTGGGGAAACACAAAAAAAAGGGTTAACTAAAACTCAAACTAAAAGCAAAAGGCTAAAAAAGGTTGTGGATAAAGCAACTTCTTTGAAAGCATTGGCATACGCAACGGCTTCGGCAATAAAAAGAGATGGTTTAAAAACTACTTCATATTTTGATAATGCAGTAAAGGCAGTATTCAATAAAGAATTTTTTACTACAATGGCAACCGCTATGGGTGGTGATGTTCAAATACAAATTAGACAAATAGGTAATAAAATGGAAAATAATGGCTATAACAATAAATAGT